ATACCGAAGCATCTGATTTTTATGATGCAGTACAAGCATTTCAAACAACTTTATCTCGTAACGTATGATAGGCTATATTTTAACCATAGAACAAAAAGAGGCAATACAAGGGGTGTTTTTCGCTACGGATATTTTTTTTAATTGCGTTCAAGACATTAATGATGTTTGGTTCTTATTTTTAAGCGACCAAGACAAAGCCTTATTGCCTCAAGAATATTTGTACTTATTAGACTTGCCACAAGGCGAATACATCCCTAAACCAACACCTTTCCCATTCCAATGAAATTCCCTATAACCTTTGAGCAATTCAAAAGCGACCCATTAAAGGCGTTGCTGCTTATATCTTTCAGCGCAATGAGCGTTCTTTATTACCGAGCAGAGGCGCAATCTAAAGAGATAAACGCAAGGTGTGAGGAGCGTTTGCAAATGTGCGAAGCGAAGTTGGACAAGTTAAGCAAGGCACTAAAAACCCAAGATTCATTGTGTAGTGCGTTAGTTACTGAAATTAAAATATACAAAGCATTAGGCAAGATATGAAGTACCTATCAATTATAGCAATTTTAGCGGTTATTACTGCACTTTCGATAAAGCCTAAATCAATAGAGGAGCGTGTAGAGATTCAGTTAGAAGAAAGCGAAGCATTACACGATAGCGCAATGATTTTGCTTAGAGAGATACACGAAAAGAACGATTCACTATTAGACAAATATTTCCCCAATGGAAAATAACTTTATACGCATAAACTTTGCGGAGTCTAAGATTCCGATATTCAAGGAAAACAAGAGTAAAGGGTTCTTGACCTACGGAGAGGATAACGCCTATCCGCAGATGTTGATTAACCTATACAACTCTTCGCCTAAGCACGGTGCTATCGTGACCCAAAAAGCCGCATATATAGCAGGTGACAAAACTGAGGTAATCGGAAGCAATACCGAAGAGATAGCAAGAGCAAATGACTACCTTTCCAACATAAATGCTTACGAAGACTTTGAAACACTTAAGACTAAGATAGCACAAGACCTTGAGTTGTTTGATGGATTTGCGTTAGAAATCATTTGGAACAAGGCTAAAACTTCTATCGCTGAAATATATCACTTGCCTTTTCAAAATATACGCATAGGCTTAGAGGGTAACTATATGTACTCCGATGATTGGAGTAATCGTAGAGCAGACATCCAAGAGTATTTCCCTTTTAATCCACGCACAAGAGAGTCTAAGCAAGTATACTACTTCAAGATGTATCGTGCAGGTTGTGGAGAGTACCCGACCGCACCGTATCAGTCAGCGTTAAAGTACATCGAGATAGATACCGAGATTGCTAATTTCCACCTTAACTCTATTAAGAGTGGCTTTTCTGCACAGACATTAATCCAACTCTTTAAAGGCATACCAACTCCAGAAGAGATGCGTAATACAGTAAAACGCTTTAAAGACAACTTTAGCGGCACGGATAACGCAGGTAGCATAATAATTCAATTTAACGAGCCAAACGAAACGCCAAGCGTTGTAAACAACTTAGCACCGTCTGACTTTGATAAGATGTTTATGCAGTTGAACGAGCAAGTACAACAAGAGATTCTTATGAGTCACCGTGTTACTTCACCTATGTTGTTCGGTATTAAAACAGAGGGGCAGTTAGGCGGTAGAAACGAACTGATTGAGGCATACGAGGCATTCCAAACCTCTTACATTGAGCCAAGACAAAACCAACTTGACAGATGCCTTACTTCTATTTTTAAGTACATCACACCTGTTAAGTTAGTCACCAAAAACAAGCCACCTATCGGAGTTGATTACATCGAACTTTTTGAGAAGGGCATCATAGACAGAGATGAGGCACGGAAGGAATTAGGTATGACTATGTCGGTGCAGATGTCAGCGCAGAAATGTAGCTGCTCAACTGAAAACCCTTTCGGTTGGGATGATGACAAAGACCTTGAGGTATTCTCTAAATTCGGAGAGGATGCAAGTAAATTTGAAGCCGTACCTATGCAATTTGGCGTAGCACTACAAGCAATGATTTTGCAATGGTTGTACTCAAATCAAGGTATAACCTTAGATGTCCTTGCTAACAACATAAACAAGCCCGTAGAGGAGTTACAAGCAGAAGTTGATATGATGGTAGAGCGTGACTTAATTCGTGTTACAGATGGCGTTATAGAGATACAACCGAACGGAATTAGCGAACTCGATAATTCAAACGTAGGTACTGAGATTGTCACACGTTATACCTATCAAAAAGCACCTGGAATAAGCGGTGCTAAAATAATACCTACATCTCGTGACTTTTGCGTAAGACTTGCGGCATTAAATAGAGTGTACACACGAGAAGACATCGACCAAATTAGTAGCATAGTAGGTTATGACGCTTGGAAAAGAAGAGGCGGTTGGATGACTATCAAAGGAAGTTCCCCAGCTGCTCACGTACCATATTGCAGACACATTTGGCAACCACAATTATTTAGACGTAAATTATAATGGCAAACTTTGTATATTTTATCAGCACAAGTTATCTAATTGATAACTCACCTATAAACGAAAATCTTGACCCTAAGTTGCTCAAATCGGCAATTAAAGAAAGCCAAGAGATTTACATAAGGGATGTCATTGGTTCGGGCATATACGATGAGTTGCAAGACCAAGCGTATAACGGCACTTTAACGACTCCTAACACAACTTTGTTAGATTCTTATATTGCACCTTGTTTAAAGTATTACACGCTAACTGAGGCGATGCTACCTATGACGTTTAAGTTTATGAATAAGAGCGTAGCATCTCGCAATAGTGAAAATGCCACGCCCGTATCAACACAAGAACTTACACTAATAGAGCAAAGATACAGAGATAAGGCTGAATACTACGCAGAGCGTTTACGTGACTATCTCAAAGAAAATCCTACTATATACCCTAAATTCTTGAATCCTGGTACTGGCTTTGATGTTATCCGACCTAAAAATACTGCGGTGTTAGGTGGCTTCTATCTTCCCGGTACAGATGACGATTGTTTTTACAATTACGATTTTCCAGATGACTATAAAAAATAAATGGCGATTAAAGAACGAAGCCAAACTACTTAAACTCTATGACACTAAACCAAATAATCAACAAGATAAAAACTCAAGCGGAAAGCCACAAAATGGTAGGCAAGTTCGCAGTGGGCGCAGAGTTTGACTTTGCCGTAGAAGAGGTCAAGTATTACCCTTTAGTATGGTTAGTGCCTAACGGCTTTACATTCAACACAGATGCTCGTTTGGTATCTTACCAATTTGCGATGCTTGTAATGGATAGGCAGTTTGAGAGCAGCTCCAACACTATTGAGGTGCTAAGTGATACCGCTGGAATAATAATAGATATCGTCACACTATTAAAAAGAAACGTGACAGATTCGGACTTTGATATAAATGTAAATGGAACGGCAGAACCTTTTTTCGACTCAAAAACTGACGTTGTGGCTGGTCATGGCATTGATTTTGTTATCAATACGCCCTACCTCGAAAGCTACTGCGACATACCAACGTGATACGATTAGATACGTAATTATACGAGAGATATATGAGGTGGACAAAAAGCACGATTCGTTGTATAGCACTTTTAGGGATAGCCTTAGTAGTATTAACACCACAGAGAGCATCCTCTCAATTCTCAGACAGTACGATAAAGGAAATAAATAATCGTCTTTTAGAGTTACATAGATGCCGGGAAAAGCAGTCGTTATACGTTAAATTACGTTATAGTGACTCAATTACCATACATAACCAAGACGAAGCAATACAAAAACTAATAATAGCCACCAATAAGGAAAAAGTGGCTAAAAATAGATATCAAACACTATCGGCTTTCAGCAGCATTATGCTTCTGTTGGCACTTATACTATGAAAAACAATGTACACAAGTTCTCACACGATTGGAAACCTAAAAAGGTACTACTTATCTCCGATATACATTGGGATAATCCCAAGTGTAAACGCGACTTGCTTAAACGTCATCTTGACCAAGCCGTTGAGCAAAACGCAGACATATTGTTTAATGGCGATACCTTTTGTTTAATGCAAGGGGCTTATGACCCTCGTAAAAACAAGAACGACATTAGACCCGAACACAACAAAGCAAACTATTTAGATGCGGTTGTAAACGATGCAATTGAGTGGTTTAGTCCTTATGCTAAACACATTAAAGTAGTAGGTTATGGCAATCACGAAACCGCTATTTTAAAACGTCAAGAAACTGACGTAATAGATAGATTCGTATTTGGATTAAACGCTAAGAACAATACACAAGTAGAGGTAGGCGGTTATGGTGGATGGATAGTGTACACATTTACACAAGGTGGGGCAAAAGCGTGTTATCGTATTAAATATTTTCACGGAAGCGGTGGAGGTGGACCAGTAACAAAAGGCGTTATTCAATACAATCGTATGTCTACAATGGT